GTCATAGGGAATGGATCCCACCGACTTTAACCATCACTAGGATGGGCGGAGTCGATGGGGAAACGCCTAGTGGCGCTGACGGCTCCTTGAAGTGGACCGCTTCTTAGAACGGTTCTTCTTCAAGAGGAGTCCCATTTCCTGATCTATGACAACTCGGCCTCTTATGGCCTCCCATCGGTTCTTTGAGTAAAGAACCGACTGTTTACGGAACCCAACCTCCCAGTGAAGAGGCTGGTTCGGGTCTTTAAAGCCCGAACTTTCCAGAAAGTACTGGAGAAGGTCCGTAATACTCTCGCGCACTCGACGCTCCTCCCGTTCGAGTACCTGAATTCCAGGTACCGACCAGGTTTGGAAGCGATTCCGTCGCCTTCCGGCCGCAATAGTTCGGTCCAGAAACGTCGAGTGCGTAACCACGCCTAGGTCTTCGCTAGAGTGTGGTATCCTGCCACGATGATCGTGTGGGATACGGTCTCTCAAGTGCTCGCACAAGTGCCAGAGGCCCTTGCGGTAAGCGTTGTTGGCAACAGCTACATGTTGTGCCAAAGCGGTTCCCCGACGTAGATCCTCATGCGCGTGCCTAAGGTAAAAGGGTGTAACTTCGTACCCTTTATAGGCATCCATTCCGCAACTTTCGCGGAAATATCCGGTCCAATGGGTTTTGCCCATATTCACCTTCAACTGAAGGTGGGCCAGAGTCGCATAGAGGTATGGGAGTGCACTCGCGGGGAGGATGATATCATCCCCGAAGACCCTGATCCGTTCAGCCTGCCTAGCCAAACACCGCCGTCTTACTGTAGAGGGATCTCTCCCTTTTTCAGCGAGAACGGCAACATGTGCACAAACGGTGTACACGATTGACTGGACAGGGAACGTGACGGCGGAGCCCATACCTGCAAACTTTCGGAGTCCGTATACCATCGATGGTACAGTGGGCCCGAACTTCGCCGTGTCGACAGACACGTTCGAAGATCTGCAGGCACTAAGCGCCTGGAGAAACGATGCGTTGTGAAAGCAACGTTCCACCGTCCAACAGCTCAATCTATCAGAAGCTTCCGATAGATCAACGGTAGCAAGCCCAAGTCTGGATGAGGCCAAGAGAGCCATATCCCTACTCGGTTGCTGATCGTTGAAGCTGATGGATTGCCGCAGGATGCTTGACAAGTGGTCGCGCATCCAATGCATTACACCCTGTTGGATGTACTGCATCGCTGTCGGCTCTATAGTGATTAGCCTAGGACCCTTGTAGGTCTTAGGCACCGCACAAAGCTTCGAGACACCCTGCCAGAATGACAGGAGTCCCGGGTCTCTGAACGGGTAATCACTTGGATCACTACTGATCCTAAGATCACCGGTTGGGTGGGTAAACCACTCGCACGGAAAGATCTGGCCCAACTTATCAGGCCAAACAGGAAAGGAATACTTATCCTCGCCTGATTTAAGATCAGCGACAGCACCAGGGCCATGTCGTGGCTTTATCGACCACGGATCCAGTTCAACTCCAAAGGAAAGGAGTCGCGAGACCACTTCAAGAAGACCAAGAATACGCCGGCCTTCTCTTTCGGGAAGTGGACCGTCCCAAGGGACGTCCGAAAAGCTCAGCCTTCCAACCGATTCCGGTGTGAAGGTCCGAGGCGTGTCCCAGTCCAGCGTACTCTCACGTAGAGCACGGTCTGTCTGGAGCCACGTCTCTGCCGCATCATGAACGCGATGCGGGAGGCATTCGGATTCGACGTTCTTGCACAGGTAAAGAACACACCTGGTAAGAAAGACGAGGTCTGGATCCGGGTCGATGAGGTAACCGTACGTCCGTGAAAACGAACGAACCAGGAGAGCCTCGAATAGATGCGGTAGATTACCGCTCCTACGGAGAGACCTAGGATAGTCTTCCCAGTCAAAAGAGCCACGAGATAGTCCTCTGTCATACGCCTTCCCTAAAGAGGGGAGGTCAATGAGAAGAGGGTCTAAACCGCGGTTGACCACCCGGCTGGCTAACTCCTCCGTATCTCTACGGAGATCCACGGCAATGTCTGGATTCACTACTGCGACGTCCTCGATGAGTGCGCGCAGAGCGTCCAGACACACGCCTATGTTAACGGTCATCGGCTCTACTCCTATGAAGGATTAAGAGGGGACGACCGAACGAGCAGAAAGCTGTTACCGGAGACCGGTAACAGCCGACCTGGGAGCCTTACGACTCCCGACCGATCGCCCGCATGAGATGAGTCTCAGCGGGAATGTCGGAACTCGCCGACGTGAGGAAGCCCAGAGCGGCGACCGCGGTATCCACCGCATTGTCCAAGTTCTGAGGCTTATCGATGGTCTTAACGACCACCCAAGCCGACGCAGTGTGGGAGTAGTTCCCATCCGCGTCGACGTAGGTCACGTCGAGCCGGACAAGGTGGCTCTCGCCACCCTTGTCACGAGCCGGGATAGTATGCCGGATCGTGAGCTTGATGTCCGTGACACCATCCACCAGAGGGGACGAAAATCCCTTCCAGTAGGTGGAGCCAAAGTTGTCCTGGTTCACCCTGCGGAGCGTCTCAGACGTTCCGTTATAGGTGACAGAGAGCTCGTTGGTCAGCATGTGTCGGTTTACTCCTACACAACGCGAGATCCACAGGCGAAGCGGACCTCAACAAGGTTACACAAAGCGTACACTGAACGCCTCACCCCCTAAACTCAAAGGAGTGAGAGTGCGAAGTGCCGCGCATCAAGGCCTTGGCCCTTTACGGGGCTTAGGCCCAACACGTGGCCTGGCATCATCGTACCGGAGATCTTTCCGGCCCATGACGCCAGACAACGCAATAGATCCCAAGATTGACGCCTGGTGGTTAGAAAGGATTTTCTCCCACCTAGGAATCAAGTTGGGAACACCGATAACCCGACGCCTCTTGATCTCATGAACTTGATCATGAGGCGCGATCTCCAGACCAGGACGGTATGCCTTTACATAAGAGTAATCGGCAGTTTCCGTAATGGTGGCTTGGGTCATCACACAAACATGGTTGACGGTATACTTCAACCGACCAGACCGTGCTTGCATGATAGACCCAATATTCCCAAGATAGTCTATTAACCACGACCATGGTATCGCTTGATACATGGTATCGTAGGTTAGACCCTTCTGGAGACCTCTGGCAACCTGCCAAGCAAGGTTGGTGCCAGGGGTTGGGATCTGGGAATCAGGAGTCAACCTAGCCGAAGCCCAAATTCGCCAGTTGGCGACTTGTTCTATCGGGCACGGTATAGATCCCTTGATATTGATTCCAGAGGACACGTTACGTGTCTTGGTCTCTCTACCCAAGGACAGGTTGACACCCTCAGTTTTCGCCCTATTGAGGAAGGCTACTCGCTGTTCCCACAGGTCAGCTACCATCGCCAACTTACGTAAGTCGGAGATGAGAGGTGCCCAGCCAAAGTTATAGGCTAGGTACTGACCTGGTACATCGGACGGAGCGCCCTTTCCCAGTCGAAACCGGAAAATATCCCGCAACATTCTCGGGACGTCCTTCAGCTCAAAGATGAACAGAGGGACGTTTACGATAGCGTTGTTAGGATTCAGCCTGGACATGATCTCGGCTTGGTAAGCCGAAGGATCAACATCCAAAGCTGGGTCTACTTGGCCGATATAGTTCCACAAGATAGGGCGGAACTTCCAACCGTTGTAGACGGACGTCCCATGGCGGCCGTATGTATCGGCGTAACCCATGGACAACTTCCGAGTATAGAAGTTGTTCTCCTGGATGTACGGAGGCCCCGGAGAGTTAAACGTCTCCGTTCGGCGGTACCAAGGATTGACTTCGGCAGACTGGGTAGTCACGTATTTCTCTTTGACGGTAACAGTACCGCCACCGGGAAATGCGAGTCCAGCCCTTACCTTCCAAGCCATCTTGATACTCCGTGCGTTATAGGACCACGAAAGTGGCGAGCGTAAGCTCAGCGAGCCCGTGAGGGCT